CCAGTTGTCGCATTGACAAGATTAGTGAACAAAGAAACGTCACCAACCTTTACGTCAAATCCACGTCCTGCAATGTTGCAAAGAACTTCTTGGATATTGTTTCTGATAGCTTTAGTTGATCTACCAATGCCACCAATTTTTGCTTTAATCTGTTTTTCTGTAAGCATAACTACTCCATTGTTTTGTTGAAAGATTAAGGTACTGCACACTCTCTGAATGTACAGTATGTAACCTTTCAGTTACTTGAACCCGCCGAACTTAATCGGTGAGGTGGAAATTCCTGACACTAAACAGCGCCCTTTCCTTCAATGCTTGTGTTTGCAGTGACCGCATGCATACAAACTAAGCAACCTCTCGCTCTTACTAACGACCCCTCTTTTCAGCGAAAACCGTGTTTATAGTCCTTGCGGACGTGGCTCACCACCACCCTCTCATTTTCGCCCCTCCGATACCAAATCAATTGCCAATCAATTTCCATATCCTCTCCCTCACAGGGTACACAGGGAACTTAGATTTCAGATTTTACTCCTAGACCTAACACCACACGCTTGCACGGGTTATCTGCCGATAAAGAAACCTTAATTCCAAGTGGACTACTCTTGCTGTCTACCGTGAGGGCTTTTAATCTCTACACCTATGGAAAAGCGTAAACAAGGGGAGGGGAGGGGACGAGGGCAGCACCCCCCCTGGCCTGGCCTTATGTATCCCGTTCATCACAACCCCTGTTTTTTCTATTGTTCCCCTTTTGTTCTTCGTCATGCTGTTAGTTGACCAGAAGCAGCTCATCTGTTAACGTGTGGTTATGACAGAACGTGTTAATCATGTAATCGACCCTACGAAAGTTCACGAACCTATCTTGACTCCTATCGAGCTAGCCAAGATCGAGGAAGATCCGTCTCTAATGGAGACAGTCGCGCGCCTATTAGGGGCGGTGAACCTTGATAATTTGTTTAGAACGATGCAAAGTCCGGAGATAAACCCAACTGCTCGTATAGAATTTCAAAAGCTACTCAATAAAATGGGTAGATTAGAACCTGATAGCAAAACCGAGATAGCTGGATCGGGCCCGCAGGTGGTAATTAACATCACACGCGCTAAAGATCAGGAAGATGCCATAACAATTGAAGGCCAGACACTCGACGATGATGCATGAAATCAATTTTGAGGTCATAAAGAGCCTCGATGAGTTCTTTTACAGTGAAAAATTCATCTCGTTGGCGGTTGGGCCCGTAGGATCGACGAAAACGACAGCTGGAATCATGAAAATACTGCATCATGCGGCTAGAATGGCCCCATGTAAGGACGGAATACGCCGTTCTAGGGCAATTTGGGTGCGAAATACCCGTGAACAGCTGCGAGATACGTCCATTCCAGACTTCCTAAAGTGGATTCCAGACGGTGTTATGGGGTCTTTTCTTAAAACTGAGTACAAATTCCTGCTAAAAGTAGGTGAAATTGAGTGCGAAGTACTGTTTAGAGGGCTAGATGACGCCAATGATGTACGTAGATTGCTGTCTTTACAGGCTAGTTTCTTCATTTTTGACGAGTTTAGGGAGATACATCCCGACATTTATAACGCTGCACAGGGTAGAATAGGGCGATATCCGGACAAAATGATGAATGGGGTAGGGTGTCAAACCGACAATGGAACCCCAAATATGCACCTATGGGGCATGACAAACCCTCCTGATATGGACACATATTGGGAAGATTTGCTCACCGACCCCCCTGAAAACGTTCACGTAACCCTACAACCAAGCGGAATGAGCCCTGAAGCAGACTGGGTTAAATATTTACCCGATGATTACTACGATAATCTATCACAAGGTAAGACTGAGGATTGGATGGATGTGTATATACACGCCCAGTTCGGTAAGTCTTTAAGTGGGCAACCCGTATTTAGATCGTTCGACAGGTCAGTGCACGTGGCAGAGGAAGAGCTCACTCCCATGTATACTGATACTCCGATTATAATCGGTGTTGACGCCGGACTGACGCCTGCTGCAGTCATCGGCAACGTCGCATACGACGGGCGGCTTATAGTTTTTGATTCACTTATCTCTGATGGCATGGGCGCGTTACGATTTGTTAGGGAAAGGCTGAAACCTCTGCTGGCAAACAAATATGCAGGACGAAAAGCTGTAGTCATAATTGACCCCGCTGCGTTTCAACGCGTACAAACCGACGAACGTACGGTAGCTGACATCTACAAGAACGAAGGATTTAGTATACGACCCGCACGGACAAACTCTGTAGCGGCTAGAATATCTGCAGTTGACAAATACCTCACACGCGTGGTTGACGGCAAGTATAGCTTCATCGCCTGCCCTGTTAATGCTACTAACTTGGTACAGGCGCTTGCAGGAAAATATAGATACAAAATAAATACAAAAGGGGTACGTGACGAGAAGCCAGAAAAATCCCATCCGTGGTCAGATGTTGCTGATGCGTTTCAGTATATGTGTTTACACGCAGACGGCGGAGAAGTTTTTGGCGCGATGAATTTTAACGTGCAGAGAAAAGAAGTCGTTAAAGTGTCAGCGGGAGGTTGGACATAATCTGTTGACGCGTTATCGGTTTGATGATATTTGTGAATAATGAACCTTGGCCCCTCTATAATACCCGTTGCCCGTTCTAGTGATATAGAAGCGGAAGCGCAACGACAGTCTGACATGAATCAAGGCACTCCTATGGCGCAAGGGTTGGCAGCTCATGTGCGTCGACGTTGGGAGATGATGAGAGAACATTTTAGAGATGAGCTGGAAGACAGACTTATAGATTGTATTCGTGCAAGAAACATGGAGTACGATCCAAACAAACTAGCAGAAATACGAGAACATGGTGGATCAGAAATTTTTATGGGTATTGTGAGCGCAAAGTGTCGTACAGCGACAGCATGGCTTAGAGATACACTTTTAGGGCAGGGACAGGATAAACCTTGGTCGCTCTCTGCTACGCCGATACCTGAAGTACCTCCTGATGTTGCGCAAAACATGCAGAACATAATGCGGCAAAATCTCATGGCGTATTATCAAGCTGGAAATGCACCACCAACGCAAGATGAGTTAAAAGAGCTCGCTAGTGGTATGAAAGACACAGCCATGCGCGCTATGAAGTTTGAAGCTGAAAAGCGCGTTGAGCGCATGGAAAAGAAAATGGAAGACCAGATGACAGAGGGTGGGTACACCAAAGCTCTGTTTGAATTTACTAACGATATTGCGACATTTCCTTACGCGATAATGAAAGGGCCTACTCCACGAAAACGAAAGACAATGAAATACGTTGAAGGTGGGTTAGGAGTTGTAGAAGTTATTCGAGATGAGTGGGAACGAGTTGATCCTTTCAAATTTTATTGGTGTCCGTGGGGCGATGACGTACAGAACATGCCTGTAATTGAGGTACACCATCTTACTCGTGAAGATGTCGAAAATATGATTGGTGTCGAAGGATATGATGAAGCATCTGTAAGATCACTTTTAATAGATTTTGGTGCTGGAGGAATGAATTGGCTTGATCAGGAGCATCAAGAGTATGAAGATGTAACCAGCGTTGACATGGATGAGGCTAGCTCAGATGTTGTTGCGGCTATACAATTGTGGGATACAATACCCGGGGATCTACTATTAGAGTGGGGTTTATCTGAAGAAGAAATTCCTGATCCGCAAAAATCTTATCCTTGTGAAGTATGGATGGTGCATAATACTGTCATTCGTGCTGTTTTGAATTATGACCCTATCGGTCGTAAGCCCTACTACGTTACTTCGTTTGAGAAAATTCCAGGTCGCTTAGACGGTAACGGAGTCTCCGATTTGTGTATGGACGCTCAAAATATGTGTAATGCTGCTGCTAGAGCACTTGCAAATAATATGGGTATATCTTCCGGCCCTCAAGTTGGTGTAAATATCAGTCGTCTCCCTCCGGGCGAGGACATCACGCAGATGCACCCTTGGAAAATTTGGCAGTTTCAAGCCTCTGATTACAACGATTCCTCGCCCCCAATGACATTTTTTCAACCAAATTCTAATGCTGCAGAGCTCTTAGGAGTTTTTGATAAGTTTATGGTTTTGGCTGATGAGGTGTCTGGTATACCTAAATATATGACAGGCTCTCATGTGCCGGGTGCAGGACGAACTTCGTCCGGTCTGTCAATGCTTATGAGTAACGCAGGGAAATCTATCAAGCAGGTTATAAGTAATATTGATTTTGACGTTTTACGTCCAATGCTCGAGCGACAATACCAGAGAAACCTCAGATATGCTGACGATCCTGATCTTATCGGTGACGTAGAGATATTAGCACGAGGTGCTATGTCTCTGGTGGTTAAAGAAACAGAAGCTGTACGTAAAAACGAGTTCTTGCGTCTTGTATTGGAAAGTCCAATTGCGCAACAGATTGTTGGTCTTCCGGGTACAGCTGAGCTCATGCGTGATATGGCAGGCAATCTTAACACAAATGTGGATCGTCTTGTTCCATCCCGTGAAGATGTTCAAAAACAACAGGAAATGGCGCAACAGCAAGCTATGATGATGCAACAAATGCAAGCTCAAGCAGCGCAAGAAAATTTACAAGAAGATGGTACGCCTCAAGGCGGACGTCAGGAAAATTTAGTTAGCCCACGACCAAATGGACAATAAGCTATCAATCTGTTGACACGTTATCACATATTTAGTATTCTTTCCTCATGATTGACTTGAATCTTTGTACTCAGCAACAAATTAACGGGTTGCTAAGAATAAAAGAAACAGGCGATACCGCTCTAAAAGCGTTGCTTGAAGAGCAAATCGAAAAAGCCGTTTCGCGGTTAATACAAGCAGATGACATGGTTACAATCCACCGTCTGCAGGGGCGCTGCGAAGCATTTAAAGATTTACTGAAGGCAATTGACGATTCGCCTAAAGTAGCAAACCGCTCGTAAGAGCACGACGAAGCAGACCAAAGACGGGCGCAGCTTACCTTCGGGCGCTGCAAAACAGAGTTGGAGCTTTAAGGAGAAAAATATGGCGTTACCAAAACAGGTACAGAAACAATTAAACGAAGTTGAAGAGCTCGAGAAAGCGTTACAAGCCCAATCTGACTCTAAAGCAGAAGGAACTACTTCTGAAGAAGAGATCAAACCGGACACTAAAACAAAATCTGAGACAGAAACGGAGGTTAAAAAAGCTGAATCTGAAGAAGTAAAGCCAGCTGACACGCCACCGACGGACGTAGAGGACGATTTTAAGCAGAAGTACAACACCCTTAAAGGTAAGTACGACGCTGAAGTTCCTCGGCTGCACCAACAAGTTAAGCAGCTAACAGAGGAAATAAGCACTTTCCGAAAGGAAATGACTGCAAAAAAAGAAGCGCCGACAAAGCCGAAGGAGAAAGTCAGTTTAGTGACCGACGCAGATCGAGAAGAGTTTGGTGAAGATTTGTTGAACGTCCAACGTAAAGTTGCTCAAGAAGTTGCTCATGATTATGAGGAAAAACTAGAGCAGCAAAACAAGGTTATTAAGGAACTGCAAGATCAAGTTGCGGGTACTAATAAACAAGTTGGAGATGTCGGCTTTAGTCAGAGATTAATGAATTTAATTCCTGATTTTGCTGATGTTGATAATGATAAACGTTGGATAGCGTGGCTAAATGAACATGATCCTATGTTACGAGCCCCGCGAAGAGTTCAAGCTCAGGAAGCGTTTGATAAGGGCGATGCAGAAGCCATAGCTGATTATATAAAGCTTTGGAAAGCATCATTACCTGAAACATCAAACGAGCCTCAAGTACCCGTAGCTAAACAAGAACTTGAAAAGCAGGTCGCGCCAAATCGGAGTGCTAACTCTGTAAAAACGCCCGTAACTCCAACCGGCAAAACCTACTCTGCAAGAGATATGGATAATGGTTGGACAAAAGTTCGGACGTTAAATACTAAGGGAAAGTACGAAGATGCGGCAAAACTTGAAGCAGAACTGACTGCTGCATATATGGAAAATCGCGTTAGAGCTTAGTTCTAACAGATTAACTGGAAAGCAGCCGTCTCAATACTAACTTTTTAAAGGAGGCCCAAAATGGCTGCTGTATTCCCCGTCGTAGGCTCAGGCGCATTCGACACAAACCCGTCGTATTCATCGACATTTATTCCTCAGCTTTGGTCGCAGAAGCTGAATGCAAAATTCTATGCGAACACCATGATGACTGAAATCGCTAACACTGATTGGGAAGGCGAAATTCAAAATCAGGGTGACACAATCACAATTCGTACTGCTCCATCAATCACTATTAATGATTACACTGGCGCTGGTATGACACTAAGTGATGAGGTTCCAGTACCTATTACCGTTGATATGCAAATCAACAAAGGTAAATACTTTAGTGTTCAGGTTAATGATGTGCTTGCTTACCAAGCCGACATGGATCTTATGAACATGTTTACTGAGGATGCTGCAAAACAACTTAAAATTTCAATCGAGAACGAAGTATTTTTTCAATACTTTGTAACCGAAGGTGCTGCAACAGCAAACAAAGGTACTACTGCAGGTGCAAAATCAGGAGCTTATAACTTAGGGTCAGATACTGCGCCAATTGATCAGGCAACTCCAAAAAATGTACTAAACACTATCCTTAAAATGTCTGCTGCTCTTGATGAGCAAAGCGTTCCAGAGGACGGTCGTTGGTTAATTATGAGTCCGCAAGATCGTCATCTTCTTATGCAGACTGACATTGCACAAGCTTACTTTACAGGCGATCAAGCTAGCACCATCCGAACAGGTAAAGTTGGTATGTTAGATAGGTTTACTGTTTATGTGTCTAACCTTCTTCCAAAAGGAACAACTAGTAAGGCACTTGTTAATGGTTTAACCGCAACATCAGCTGGGGCATCACTTTCCAATGCTAAACCTAGACGAATGATGGTAGCAGGTACTTCAGCTGCTTGTTCATTTGCTTCGCAAATCAGTAAAACTGAGCAGCTTCGTAACCAAACTGACTTTGGTGACAAAGTTAGAGGATTAGCGGTATATGGCCGAAAAGTCCTTAAAAATGAAGCTTTAGTTACTGCGTTAGTAGGTGATCCTTCCTAACAACAAAGGGGGGCCTCACGGCCCCCTACTTTTATTGGAGATTTGTGATGGATGTATACCAACTACTTAAAAAACTTAATGGCGAAATAGTTAGTAATAAAGCAATAGTTATAATTGATGGCGAACCTGTTGAGGTTGGGGGCATTGTAGATAACGAGTTTAAACTTAACGAAAAAGGGCTAGAGCTGGCTGGCGCTAATCAAGATTCCAAACCCGAAAAAAAAGTACGTGCGCGTAATAAAGACGGCACACTAAGAGGAGATGACCCCTCTACACCTAATATAAATGAAGCTTGGGAAAATGGCGACATTTAAAGTAATAGACATAATCTCACGCGTTGAGTCTATTTTACAGGACACAGGAGTACGTTGGCCTAGAGTAGAACTTCAAAGTTGGTTGAATGAATCTTATCTAAGTATTGTTTTATTAAGACCTGATGCTAATGCAAAATGTGCAACATTTACATGCGCAGCTGGGACAAAACAAGAGTTAACTGCGTCAAGCGGGGGGTTTCCTTCAGCTTTACGCCTGCTTGATATAACTAGAAACCTTAAAACTGGGTCACTCAAAAAAGTGGTAAGAGTTGTTGATAGAGCTGTTTTAGACGACCAACGCCCCACTTGGCATACTGAAACTCAAACTGATAATATTCAGCATTACACATACGATCCTCGAATCCCTAAAGAATTTTATGTATACCCTCCGGCTACTTCTTCAGCTCAACTAGAGGTTATCTATACTGATGCTCCGGGCGCACATGCCTTAACTGAAAGTCAGTTAGACCCAGCAAATAATAATACTACAGTAATACTGCTAGACGATATATACTTAAGCCCAATTACAGACTGGGTATTATACCGTGCTTACTCAAAAGATGCAGAATACGGAGCAAATGAAGCTCGTGCGGTGGCTGCGTATCAGGCTTTTAATGCTGCAATCGGGGTTAAAACACAGGCAGATGCAGCTGTCACACCAACAACAGGGAGGGCAGTAGCGTAATGGCAACGGTTTTATGGGATCAACTCTACCCTTATATACAACCTTACGTGCCGGGGTGTCCTGAAATTGTTATGGAGTCTCATTTGCAAGAAGCTGCAGCAAGATTTCTTCAACGTAGTGAGATATGGCGGTTCGATATAGAAAAAGATTTTGCAGTCAAAAATGTTGCGGATTACGCTATATTTTTACCTTCAAGCGAAGCTGTTCTTGAAAACATTTATGAAATTGTTCTTGATGGCAGATGTATTCCTCGCATTACAGATAGGCATTTGACTACTACCG